GGCAACAGCAACTTCAACGGGTGTAAGCGGATATTATGCAGGCGGCGGTGGTGGCACAAGTACAGCCACAACCAAAGCAGGCGGTTTGGGCGGTGGTGGTGCTGGTGGTTCAGATTCCGTTGCAGGCGTTGCTGGCACAAGTAATACTGGCGGCGGCGGTGGTGGTGATCGATTAAATACTGCTGGTGCTGGTGGTTCAGGAATTGTTATAGTGAGGTATGCAGTATGAGTCATTGGGCTGAAATTGATGCAAATAATAAAGTTTTGCGGGTTTTAGTTGGTGATAACAACGATCCAGCAGGCGATGAAGGTTATCAGTGGTTAATTGACAATCTTGGCGGAACTTGGGTTAAAACGTCATATAACTCAAAAATTAGATATAACTATGCTGGGATTGGCTATACATACGACCCGATAGACGATGCTTTTATAGCTCCAATGCCACAATGTGGACATGAAAGTCTTTTCTTAAACAATAAGAAACAATGGGATTGTGATGACTGCCGCGCCTTGGCTTTGTAAAGCTGGACAGCAGTTAAGGCAGCAGGTCGATGATAGTTACCCAGACCGCGATAGAGCCTCGGATGGCTGGATCGGCAATCTCGCTCATTCACTTAATCCTTCTGACCACAATCCTGATGCAAAGGGCATCGTCAGAGCCATTGACATTGACAGGGATTTATCTGGGAAGGCAAAGCCAGACCTCATGCCATATCTTGCAGATCAGATACGACTCTGCGCAAAGCGTGGCGATAAGAGAATCTCTTATGTCATCTTCGCAGGGCGCATTGCTTCCTCTCGCATGGGGTGGCGTTGGCGCAAGTATCGTGGACTTAATCCGCACGACAAGCATTGCCATATTAGTTTCACTAAGCAGGGCGATACAGATGGTTCGTTCTTTAATATCCCGATGATAGGCGGCAACGTATGAACATGAAGAACCCAGCAATTATCTCCATCGGCGCATTCTTAGCTGTATGGGGAACTACCTCTAACTTTTCATTGGACTATCGTTCAATTCTAGGCGCTGTTGTTGCGGGCGTATTTGGTTACGCAACGCCTAAGAAATGACGCAATCTGACTTTTTCACGTTATACATTGCAACCATCACCATTATTGGTGGGTTGGCTGGGTACGTCATTACTCATTTATTGTCTGAAATTAAACGCCTTAATCAGCGTGTTGATGAGATTTACAACATACTTCTAGAGCGATAATTATTGCCATGCCAGCAAAGAAGCGGGTCATAGATTTAGAAACTTACAATCAACTGGATGCTTACTGCATTGCGTTGAATGAGTATTACAAGTCTTTACGCAAGGCTGGGTTCAACGATCCCACAGCTCTCTTTCTGATTACTGAGCGGGCTTCGTTTCCTGACTGGATACTTCCAGCCAAGCCAATAGAAAAGATTGGCAGCATAGACCCTGACGAATATGAGGATGACGATTAAGCGAACAGTAGTCGTACCAGACTTACAGATTCCTTACCATGATGAAGTGGCTGTAAAGAATGTTGCAGCCTTCATAAAGAAATTCAGACCAGACTCAGTTGTAATTCTTGGAGATGAGCTCGACCTTCCTCAGGTAAGCCGTTGGGAGGAGAATAAACTGGGTTGGTTTGAGCAGACCCTAGATCGAGATAGAAACCTAGCCATTGACATTCTGTGGGATTTAACCGAAAACGCTAAGTCTGCCCACGTCACACGCAGCAACCATACCGATCGTTTATATAGCGTTATTATGCGAAAGATTCCAGCATTCTTGGCATTACCAGAGCTGCGCTATGACAAGTTTATGCGATTCGAGGATTTGGGTATTGAATACCATCGGCAACCATACGCCATCGCGAAGGGCTGGATAGCCATTCATGGTGACGAAGGTAGCCTGAACCCTAATGCGGGGCTCACAGCCCTTGCACACGCCCGTAAAATGGGTTTTAACGTTATATGTGGGCACACGCACAGAGCGGGTCAGAGTGCCTTTTCTGAGGCTTCTAACGGGGTTTTAAGGCGTGTTCACAGGGGAGTTGATGCTGGACATTTAATGAACATAAAAAGGGCTCATTACGTCTCCAGTCCGAATTGGCAGCAAGCCTTCCAAATCATGTATGAGGACGCAAAAGGCGTACAGGTGGACATGATTTATATTGAGAAGGATGGAACATTTATGGTTGGGGGCAAGCGTTATGGACGCGCCCGTTAGCATCGCCATCCCAGACCTTGAGGACGAATCTGTGGATGAAATCGTTATACAACTGTTACCTAAAAATGGTGGTTGTCGGGTCAGGTAGGGCGTATTGTTCTTTCTGTAGCGGAGATACCAGCTACGGAAGGGCTCAAAATGGCACAGAAAAATCACGACATAACTACAGAAGTCATGTTCAGCGATGATCAGACAACCGCTTGCATTAGTGGTTATTACAAAGGCGAACTCATCGTTCAGGAAGTCAAGACTTTAATAACTTCTGAATATCAGCGCGCAGCCGCTTACTACATTCCAGGAATTCGGAACAAGGTTCGCAAGGCGGTGGGTATTTAATGACAACTAAAGCTAAATGTTTTGATTTGGCAAGGAAGCATGGTTTGACTATTGAATTTTCATTCCGCAATGGCTGGAAATCAAGTAGCGTTGATTTGCCTGATGAATATGTAGATTCTGAAGGTAGAACAGGCTTGTGTTTTGAAGTTTGCGAAACATCTGCAAAAGACTTTTGGAAGGCTGTTTATGGTGACATTGAAGAACTGGTAATGACAAAAGATAGTTGGACACAAATTGAGAAAGAATTGGTGTCAGCATGACAATCGCACAAATGATTACCTTTGCAGTATGCGTCTTGATGTTCTGGCTTGGCTACAAGTCAGGCTATGCAACTGGCTATGTTGATGGACGCAAGGCAGTTCGCTATCACTATGAGAAGCTAGAACGCCAGTTTAAGCAGGTGGGAAAGTGAGAGCTAGTGAATACCTTGATTCAGCAAAAGCAACCATCCAGCAAAGAGGAATGGTGTACGGACACCCAAGCGACAATATGCAGCGAACAGCCGCACTCTGGAGCGCATACCTCGAAATGCCAATTACTGACTATCAGGTTGCGATGTGTATGGCATTGGTCAAAGCAGCAAGAAGTATGGAAACTCCAAGTAATGACACTTACCTTGATCTCGCAGCGTATGTTGCAATAGCAGGACAACTGCACACAGAGGAGAATGAACTTTATGTGTAATGGTGAATTTTCAGCTGAGGAATGTCCATGCTTTTATTTTGGATCATGTCCAGAGGAAGGGATAAATGACAATGTTTAATCTTGAGGATTATGAGGATGTAGCCACATTGAACCGATGGTTTATTGAAAACTATCCAATGGGCAGGTCAGCCCTTATTACTGAAATGCACGACCCAGACAAGGGTTTCGTCAGGATTAGAGCTGAAATATATCGAGACATTGCTGATTCGATTCCAGCAGTTACAAATGTCGCTTTTGGTAATCGAGATTTATACAACCGCAATATGGCTCGATATTATGTCGAGGATACGGCAACCTCAGCTCTTGGCAGGGCAATTATTTTACTCAAAGGCTCACAAAAAACTGCTACTCGCGAGAGCATGGAAGAAGTTAGCAAAACCGCTGCAATAATTCAGCAAACAAAAGCAAAGATGGCTGAAACAGCTAAAGAATATGTCCCTGTACCAGTAGAGGATGATTTATGGACAATCAAGGACAGAGTGCCAGTTACAACATTGGACGATGCAGTGGCGATGGTGAAATCAGAACTTGGTGGCACAACGGAAACGGACATACAACGCTGCAAGCATGGCGAAATGATATGGAAAACTGGTACTGGCAAAAATGGGAAGCAATGGGCTCACTTTAGATGCCCAGAACAGTCAACCCGTTCTATGGCAGGTGGTGAGATTCCATGCGATCCAATTTGGTATGAGATTGGTAGCGATGGCAAGTGGAAACAACAGGTGAAGCGATAATGGGACACATTCAATTCCTTAATCAAGATGGAGAATGGGAGTCATTCCCAACGCCTGAACAAGAAGCCAACTTACGAGCTAATGCAAAAGCATTAGAGGAACTTGGTTTCCAGTTAATCTGTCAAATGTGCAATAAGTTTCCTAATGCACAACAAATCAAAGATAGATGGCTATTGAAAGAGTGGACATGCGAAGCGTGTCACACAGTTAATTCTGCTGGTCGTGCATGACACGTCACAGAAAGGATCGAGGACTGCGTACTGAGCGAGTGGTTGCAGCCTATCTATCGCAATGGTGGAGAAGCGCAGGAGTCGGTCGCGGTGCTGGAAAAGATATAACCAATGTCCCGTTCGACATTGAGGTTAAGGCTAGATCGGCGTTCCAGCCCTTAGAGTGGCTGCGCCAAGCAACCAAGAGAGCAGGTGGCAAAGAGCTGCCTTTCGTGGTGTGTCGTATGAATGGACAGGGCGAGGATGCTTCAGAGTATCTTGCTTTCATGCGATTTGGTGACTTGGTGCAGCTACTTCTACCAATCTACGGAGATATTCAGAAAGATTCGGTAGAATTAGAGCCTGAAAGATGCACACAATGTGGATCGTGGAAGTTAAAGGAAGTCCCATGCAGGACGTGTTGAAGCACGTAGTCATGTTCTCTGGTGGCATAGGTTCATGGGCAGCAGCCAAAATAGTGGCACAAAAACACGGCACAGAGAACCTGTATTTACTCTTTACAGACGTAAAAGGTAAAAATACCTCTGAGCATATAGGAGAAGATCAGGACACTTATAGATTCATCGAGCAAGCCGTCAACAACATAGGTGGTCAATATGTTTATATCAATAGCGGTAAAGATATATGGGAAGTGTTTAAGGAAAGCAGATTTCTAGGTAATTCACGTCTGGCGAAGTGTTCCCATGAATTGAAGCAAAAACCAGCAAGAGAATGGATTGATGCAAATTGTGACCCAGATAACACAATAATTTATCTTGGTATTGACTGGACAGAGACTCACAGACTTGCAGCCATTGTCAAGAATTATTTGCCATTCAAAGTGGAAGCTCCTTT